CACAAACGGTGGGCCAAGATACTGCATAGAAAACAGCGCAGCATCTGTAAATACTAGGATCTCTTGGCGAGTCTGTTGGGCGGTAATAATCTGCGATCCGCTAGACAAACGGTAGCTACCAGCCTGATTAGTAATAGCTGGCGTCCATGTCTGATAATCTTCCTGCGCAGACCAACGGATTAACAGTGGGTCTTGGATTGTTGAGCCGTAATCATTAACGCCAAACGATAGTACAAAACGGGAAGCATCTGATACCAGCACAAAGTTACAAACAGTTGGGCACTCTGCATCTGTGTCGTATATGCCAGAACTATTGGGTGATAGTAATTGCGCTCTGTTAACAAACTGTAAGTTGCCAGATCCACTGTAGTCCGGCACCCATAAATATAATGCCCCGCCACGAGGATTGATAATCAGAAACTCACCGTAGTTAGCTTCTGACCACAAACGCGGTTGTTCTGCAATACCGTAAGCAGCAGACTGACCCCAGCCTGTAAACGTAGCGGCGTTGTACACAGCCGTATTTGCAGAAAATGCTGTAGGTATAGTCCCGCTGGCTCCGCGAGTAGCACCAGTAAACGCCGTAGCAGTATTACCTGTGTACGTAGTTAACTCGCTGTTACCAATCATCAGAGTGCCAGTAGCGTTGGCAAACCCTGTAGTTGAGTTAACTGCAATGGTAGTGTTGCTTGTATTTAGAGCAAGGCTCAATTTAGTCTGGGCTGTACCGTATACAAAACCGCCCCACAGACCTGCGCCCCAGCCAGTTAAATAACCAAACGTAGCCAAGCCGATATTAATCTGGTACGCCGCAGTTACAGTCCCGCCGCCAGTAGAATCTGCGTTAGCAGCAGTAGCCGCGGTAATTTGATACGAGTTAGTGTCAACATTGAATATTACGTATTCATTGTTAAGATTTAACCCAGCTACAGTAGAAGCACCAGAGAACGTAACGTAGTCGCCGTTAATAGCGCCGTGACCAGCATCAGTAACTGTCACTACGGCAGAGCCGTTTATGGTGGTAAAAGGATTTGTTAATATGTCGGTCGCACGGATAGGCGTAATGTCATTGTAGACACCACCACTCTCAACGTAATACTTTAAGTTTGTTCCTACACCCAGCAGGTTGTATCCGCGCAAGGTTACCCAGTTCCATAAAGAACGAGCAACACCTACATACGTATTGCTGGAGATAGGAGTCCATCCGCCGATTTTCTGGGGATATCCTGAACGAAATCTGATCTTGTCGCACTCAAACCAACCGCCTTCATTAGCGAGCGTTGTGCCTTCTCTGTTGACGCCTGGACGCAGTTGCAGTTTTTGTAATGGCATTCTTATCCACCCAAATACAAAGCGCGCTCATCACTGCGCCGATTAACCAGTCCTTTGAGTACCTTGCCGCCAGCCTTTGTATACTTCAGAAATTCCTCTGCTGCACCCGCGTAATCTCCGCGATTGTGCTTCTGCCGTAAAGTGCTGCGCTGTAGCGTACCCAGCCCTACATTAAAACTAAAGCTGACCAAAGCGTCCATCCAGCCTTGCTTACCGCGAGCAGTAGGACAGTATTTAAGAACTCCATTCTGAAATCGCTCAAGGTCTTTAGCAAGTATGGCATCCGACTCTTCCATTGTAAATACACGGTTCCAGCCCTCTGGGATTACCAGATTGTTGCGCTCTTCAAACGGAACCCTTGCATGGTTCGCATCAATTACGTGACCCACGCAAACAGTCCAGAGTCGGGCAGGACATCGGTATGGTCTCAATCTGATGCCCTCGTGATGAGAGATCATTTTAAGGGCTTTGTTGCTAATCATACATAACCCTATCACTGTCACCAAGATTCCACTTAGGGTTCAATTCACAAATGTAATACTTTGTACAAACTTTAAAGTCTGGAAATTTCATCTCTACTGGATTACTAGCGGCGTCGTAAAACAAACATCTGTTATTTGGTTGCGCAGCATACTGCCCGTTATCTAACTGCAAAATGTTAAAACTTTTATGATCTTCTGGACACTCGCTATACCCCGTATTGATGATGCTTTTGTCTGGGTGGGCGTGATCCAAAGTAAACAAATACATTCCTTTATGTAATTGTTTGTCTTTAGCGTAAAACGAACAACTTAAATTACTGAGAAAAGTTTTTTGTATAACCGTAAAGTCGTAATCAAAACAATCCCATATCTGCAAAGTATCTAACGGTAAAAAAGATGTTAAATCATCCTGTCTGCTAACAAACGCATGGATAGGCAGTTTGTCGTAGAGCGCCCCGTAATTAGGTAGATACGACTCTATTCTCAGGGCCTGCCCACGAATACTTTTTACAGAAACCCAAATGCAAGGTTCATATTCTCCATGACCTTTTGTAAAATTATATAAAAATTCTTTGCGTATATAGCAATGTATTGGTGGAACATTTGCCGTTAGAAACGCCATGATTTATTTCCCAAACGCCCTGCCACCGAAGTGAAAAGCTATGATGCTTGCAAACAATGCTTGGGTCTCGTTATCCCAAAGTTGATCAGCTAACTGCACAAAGTCAACGCCGCTAGTCAAACCTTTGTATGCCAACACAGAATCAATACCAACCAGTAGAAAGAAGAAACCGTAAGTAATTACAGGACGAACACTAGCGCGGAAGTCTTTCATCCATGTAGATGTGCCTTCATTCAAGCTCATGTCGTGCGCGTAGATGGCACTCATCTCTGCTTGCTGTGCGCCTATCAAAGATTGACGAGTCTCTGCTTCTGTTTGCGTCTTTATCTCATCGAGTTTGATTTCTTCTATATGCTGTTGTGCTGCGTAACCTGCCGCTAGTAACTGCATTTCGCGTTCTGTCTGCAATTGCGCCAGCTTTAGTTCGTGAGATTTGTCAGCGCGATCTTGAAACAAATCAAGTATTTTGGGCAAGCCGCCCATTAAAAAACTAACAAGTGTTGAAAGTAGTGTCAGCATTATCTTTTAGCTCTTTCTTCCATTAATTTAATACGCACTTGCAGGTCATGCAGGTCTTTGTATATTTCTTCTTTCAGTATGTGCCGACGCTCTGCGGATAGGGGACTATCTGTAGGAACTCCCTGTGGAGTAATTAACGCTGGCATCTGACCTTCAATCTTAGTCAGGCGAGTATTGAATGAACCAACTTCACCAAGCAACCAAGCTAGGCTTGCGACTACAATAGGAATGATTGCTTTAAGTGCGTCTGACCAGTTCATTGTTCCCCCTGCATTTGTAACATTATCTTGGCGCGTAACTCACGCATCTTCTTTACTTCTTCCATCGCTTTAGCTGTTGCGTTGTTCATGTCCATGTACATGATCCCCATTATTGGGAGCGCAATTACTAACACAAGACACAAGACCAAAACGGTGACGAGAAGTGACCACGGTATGTGTGGCTCATCCTTATCATTATCATTACCCATACGTACCATAACATTATGAACAGCACCGCGATTACTGACGTTAGTTGTTCCTTGAGCTTTTTTCTTATATTTGCCCGTCGCCATTTTGCAATCCGGTTCTGCTTAAGTTCTTCGACATGTGCTGCTTCCTGCTCGGCTACAATACGCTTCCACATCGTCTCAAACTTACCCCATAACGCACCTAGTTCTTTGGGCGCTTGGTAGACCATTGTTTCGCGTATTTCAACCAGCATCGCATCTAGTCTAGCTGTGATAATGATTCTACGCAAAGCACGACGGCCTACACTTTCCTCCCCTTTATATACTTTCTTACCTGATAGTTCTTCCTGCAGCAACGCTTTACTTAGCGTGTCATACGCATCCATCAACACACCCAATTGATTACCAATTTCCGTAAACACATCGTTCGGGTCTGTCTTTGCTATCTCTTGCACACGCTGAACTTCCGCGTTGTACTGCATCTTCTGCTGCGGCGTTGGGTCAACTAGTTTGTGGTACTGCGCTTTTAAATCTTTTAGTACTTCGCTGACGTCCCCGCTTGCACTCTTGATGTCTTTGTATAGTTGACACCCCTTCTTTACCGCAACAACAGCGGCATTAGCAGCAGCTAGGAGGGTGAGCGGATCCAAGATGTTGTAGCCTCATCCCATGTGTAAGGGCTTTCTATTGTGCCGTCTGTAGGCATAGGCGTAGGTGGTTGCCATTGAGCGTTAGCGTCTAGTGTCCAGCTTGCATAAGGCTTAGGAGGCACAAATGCATCTATATCTGCTTGGTATGTATAACCAATACCAGCGTAGTTCTTACGCTTGTTCCCGTTGTAGCTGGTTTGCTTCCAAGTGCCACCGAACAGCCGCTCACAGAACGCTGCGCCGATATATTCTTTCTCTACACCATTAGCATCTGCCGTATCCTTGTTATCAATGACAATAACCTCGGTTACGATATTGTTCTCGTCTAACTTACAGTAATGTGCCATATCATTCTTCCCCTAAATGCAAACCTGTCAGACTTTCATCTGAGCCTATGTAACCTTTTAAGAACGTATTAAACGCAATGCTAATGCGAGTATCGTTACCTACTTTAGTCTCAACCATGTGCGTTAAGTGCGATGGAAATAGAATCAAATCACCAGCACCAACTTCAAACCACCACGATTCAGAATTGTAAGGATTAAACTCAGCAGCAGGAACCTTAATACGTTCGTAACCATCTTTGTAAAAGTAAATTTTATCTACCGCACGGTCAGCCTGTGGATAAAACACACCAGACACTACGCTATTTGGATGCGCGTGTTTGTGATGGTACTGTCCAGCCTCAGTATAGTTAGCCCAACTCTGCGTTAGATACAGGCTTACATCAAACTTTGGTGCGTGTATTGCCTTAAAGTATTCCATCATCGAATCTTCAATAAACTCACGCATCTCTGTAAGTTCTTTACTCTTTAAAATCTTTCTGTCATTGCTAGTAGTATTTCCTTCATTAGCATGACGTTCCTGACCTTTAATGAACTCTAGTTCAGCTTCAGTCAGATCACGACCAAGCTTAAAGAAAGCAACCGGAGTAGGAAATAAGTTATTTATATTCACGCTACAGCCTTCTCAAATTCTTCAGCATCAGCTTTCATTTTCTTTAAATCTTCATCAAGCCAAATGGTTGGAATGCTATCCTCAAACTCACGTATCTTATCCATTACCCATTGCACTTCTTCCCAACTTGGGCAAGGTCTTGGGTCTTCCCAACGTGTAAATGTAGTGTTGGATATTTCCCACTTAGCATTAGGACGTAGCAACTGCATTGCTATGTCAATGCCATACATTCTGTAAAGTTTTGTTTCCATAGACCTTATTGATTCATTTTAATAATTACGATGCCGGAGCCGCCAGAACCGCCTAAATTTCCGGTAGTAGCACCCCCGCCGCCACCACCGCCACCAGTATTTGCAGTTCCAGACGTGCCTGTACCGCTTGGTGTAGCACCTCCATTGCCACCACCACCTGCTCCACCAGTACCAAGTGATGCGCCTTGTACAGATGCGCCGCCGCCACCACCGCCAGCATAAGTTACAGAGGAACCGCTTATAGATGATGCCGTACCATCCCCACCATTACTGTTAGGTGTTCCGGGTGAACCAGCCGCACTAGCGCCGCCGCCTCCGCCTGAACCATAAGGATTTGATGTTGGAGTAGTACCACCATTATTTCCTTGACTTGGTGATGTTGATGGTGTGTTTCCAGCCCCACCAGCTGCCCCCGGACTACCTGCGCCACCACCCCCACCAGAACCGCCAGCAGCACCTGCTCCACCACTGCCCCCGCCGCCACCGTTTGAAGTGATAGTAGAAAAAGTTGAATTACCACCGCTACCACCAGCTACTGAAGCGGAAGTAGTGCCAGTTCCTCCAGCGCCAACGCTAACGGTATATTCAGTTCCAGCGGTAACAGCTAACGCTGTTCCGGTACGGAAACCACCAGCACCGCCACCACCACTACTTGACCCAGCTCCACCACCACCAGCCACGACTAAGTAATCCACGCTAGTCACACCAGTAGGGCATACCCATGCAGTAGATGATTTAAACGTAAAGACTGTTTGTGATGGAACGATATAAGAAAGAATGACTATGCCGGAGCCGCCAGCGCCAGCAGTAGTTGTAGTAAAAGCAGAACCGCCGCCTCCACCGCCCAAGTTCGTAGTTCCGTTAGTAGCATTAGTTACTGGACTTGTTAAAGCGCCACCATTGCCGCCGCCGCCCGAACCGCCCGGTGCTACCGTAGCCAAAGGAGTTTGAGTTCCACCACCACCGCCGCCAGCGTAGGTCACAGAACTTCCTGAAAGGGTAGAAGCGGTTCCGTTACCTCCTGCGCCTGTTCCGGTTACGCCGGGAGTTTGACCGTCTCCACCAGCAGCAGAAGCGCCGCCGCCGCCAGCACCTCTAAATGGAAATCCATCAGACGTATAACTACCACCAGCATTTCCTTGCGATGGTGTGGTGCTAGGAGTATTACCAGCCGCTCCAGCGCCACCAGTAGGGTCTGCGGCAGTACCGCCTCCCGAACCACCTGTACTACCTACGCCATTACTAACGCTACGAGAACCACCGCCACCACCGCCATTAGAAGTGATTGTGCTAAATGTTGAATTGCCACCATTTCCACCCAAACCAGAAGTACCAGCCACACCACCCGCACCTACAGTAATTGTGTAGTCAGTTCCAGCCGTAACACTTAGACCTGTGCCAGTTCTAAAACCACCAGCTCCGCCGCCACCAGCACCACCTGTATAACCACCTCCAGCGCCACCAGCAACTACAAGGTAGTCAACAGACGTAACGTCAGTAGGACAAGTCCACGTACCAGACGCAAGGAAACGCTGAATGACGGTGATACCTCCACCGCCAACAGCCAACGCTTGCATGATCTTTGTATAAGCAAACATCTATTAACCCCTATTAAGGTACATACCCTTGAGCATAATTGCCGTACCAATTCGATCCGTCAGCAGCAAACGTAAGTATGTCCAAGCGGTTTGCAACAGCAGTAATGGTAGGAGCTGTATTGCCAACAAACTTAACTCCGGTAAACGTAGCTGTGTTAGTGCCAGCACCTGTCTTTAAAAACAAAATAAACGATTTACCAGCCGTGTTGCTAGGCATAGTAAACGTACATGTAGCCGACAAGTTAGCTGTAATGATGGTGCTGTTTGCGATGTTTAAAGTAAACGCACTACCTGTATTTACATACCCTGTAGTGATGCCTTCTGTGTATGCGTTAATCTGCGAGCTAACTAATGTTGAATTGCTGACAGTTATGCCGTTAGCAGACCCACTAGTAATTGTTACATTCGTGCTTGTTAGTCCGTTAGCTGTACCACCATTAATGGTTACATTACTAAACGAAGAAGCATTTGAGGTAACGCTGTTTATGTTGCCGCTAGTGATACTGACGTTTGTAAACGTAGAAGCGTTTGATGTAATGCCGTTTATGGTGCCGCTAGAAATAGTGACATTTGTTAACGTCAGTGCGTTAGCTGTGCCACCAGTAATAGTCACATTACCTAATGACGAAACATACGTTATTACGTCATTGATGTTTATACCGTCATTAAACACAATCGTGCTTCTGCCAGCAGGTAAAGTAAACGCAGTTCCTGTCGGAGAAGCGTTACTACCGTTGGAAATGATGACTGAGTAGGTTAGGCCATTTGTTACTAGGTACTGTTTCTCAATCGCAGGCACAAACAATGTCTGAACACTGGAAATAGTTCCAACTAAATTCAGTCGTAGATTACGCGCAGTTTGAGCTGCATTCGTATCTGCTAGTGCTATCGCCGCATTTGAGCTAGCAAAGGTGACATTAGAAGAACCAGTGATAGCTTCTTCAATGGCTGTACCAAGGTTAGTGTTTGTCGTGTTACCCCACGTACCGGCCTGATCGCCTGTGCCGATAAGTTCAATCTTTAGGCTGCTATATGTGCTTGCCATGATTCGTCCTTACTAATAAGTGTTTATGAGAACCCAATCTTCTGTAATGCCAGTATCAATTGGCTCCCACAGTGACCTTCTGTTTACAATGTCCTGCGCGGTAACCGACTCACTAATATTTTGAGCATACACACCGTTAGGAAAAACTAAATCCGTTACGTTGCCTGTCTCACTAACAGTTACAACAAAGATTCCTAACGTGCTTAATATGCTCTCTGCATTAACTGTTTCTTTAACCGTTACACTAAATGTTACTTTCGAGCTTGTAGTGTCAGCAATATTTGATGATTCACTTACAAAACTAATTACCGATGTTGTTATGTTTCCGCTTGTTTCATCCGCCGCGTTTGCAGTTTCAGATACAGTGCTAGTTACAGGTACTGCTACATTACCAAACGACTGATCAGCAATATTAACTGTTTCAATAATGCTTACCGATATATTTTCGCTCGGTCTTGAAACTTGTTCTGAAGCAATAACTGTTTCAGATACAGTGCCTTCTTTAGCAGCTAGATACCCTACCGTATCAGATGCACTTACTAAACCGCCGTTACCTAAACCCCATACATCATCACCCCAAGCGCCTAACCCCCAACCTGCGTTAGAGATTACTGGGTAGTAAACCGAGCAGCCCCACGCCGCAGGCTCACCCCAGTTGCCACTGCTATAGCCGCCATCGACTTGGGCCACACATTACCCCACAGAAACAAGCTGATCTTCCGTGAACCAACGCTCATGTTCTAGACCGTCAGCAGTCCACGCCAACAGGTAATAAATAGTACCGTCGTCATCCATGCGCATTTTAACAATCGGGCCTTCCGGCAAAACTGTATTTACCTTAACTACGTCGCCTTTTTTAAACATCTTTATCTCCTATTAGGTCGCGTCAAGGTTGAACGAGTATGTAACAAGCAGAACGTCACCACTCACAACAGTACGGTCGCCGGGCGATTGAAAATCTGATTCAGAGAACAACAATCCTGAAGTGCCTGTCGCTACATTAGCCAAGAACGCGCCAGCAATAGTGGCATTCGCATTCATAGTAAACGATGCAGTAGACGTCGAGTTGTTGATGTTAGATGGGTCTGCCAATGTGGCTGTACCAAACGTAGCTGCTTTGCGATTACCGCCATAGCTGCTGTTTTCATCCCACCCAGCATGAGTTGCCAACGTATCTCCGCCAGAGAATGTCGTAGTAGCAGAAGTACCGTTGACTAAACCAATGTACCAAGCAGCCGTATAAGCCGAGCCTGTAAAAAATTTGGTATTCATATCTTGCAGGCCAGTGTTAACTACCAAGTTAGGCGCAATATCTACCCACTTCTCATGACCGTCTTTGTCCATGCAGGTAACGGTAAACGCGCCGCCAGCAGACATGCCCTCAACAAAACCAGTCTTACGCGCAGTAGTACCTGCAACAATTTCACTGGATTTAGAATTTTCGATACCCATGATTACTCCTTACGTTATACGAATTAGCGCACTGGACTCTGTGTCAGGCGGCAAATTTACTGTAAATGTGTTGTTGCCCGTTTGAATCTTATCAGCCCCAAAGTCCAATACTGCTATCGAGGCGTTTGATTTTGTTGCGTTATAAATCAATGCACCTCTAGTTGTAAACTGAGCAGGATTCCAAGCTACATTGCTAAAGCTTACATACACTGTGTTGCTACCGCTATTGATAGTCACGTTAGACAGTGTTTTACCGCCAGCAACGTAACCAGTGCCACTAATCTCATTGCCTGGTGTGTACGCAGTAGTATCCTGATCTAGCGAGGCATACGCCGTGTACAGCGCCATCTTCAACGTGTCGGAGGCTAGGTTCTGCTTACCGTTCAAAATGTCAACCTTGAAGCTTGTAGTCAGTCCTTGATAGATTGTCATGTAACTCTCACTCTAGTCTGACCACTGCGGTACGCATCTTGGCGTTCCATGCCGTCACCCAGACGTTTCAACTGACCTAATGCTTCGTTGTACTTTGCTTCTACATTGGCGATTAAATCCTGCTCACCCT